GGATGTTGCTCTTTATTAACAGTCTGTACTCTTGATGTACCATCTGCATGAACAACAGCAGGAATCTTATCTGGTTGTAGGCATTCAACTGCATACTGCATGTATGGACTTGTAAACTCCATCTTGAACCATTTATGTGCGTGTTCCTCTAAAACAACAGGAGCAAATGGTCTAAACAACTCACGCTTCTTAATTAAATTTACTTTGTCTTTGATATCAGGATCTCTTGGGTCTGCCAGAATTGATCTGTTGCCCAAAGCACGAGGCCCAAACTCTGCTCTGCCTGATGCAACAGGAACAACTTTGTCTTTGATTAATCCTGTAATAATATCTGACACTGGATATGGACCACCTAAGTCATAACCAAGATATGGATCTTTCCAGTTTAAATGCTTGCCATATGAGGCTGCAGCAGCACCAAGGGAACTACCTGAATCACCAGGATTAGGCATTATCCAGATATCGTCAAATAGTTCCCATAGTCTTGTGTTGGATGAACAATTTAGTGCACAGCCACCCATAAATATAAGGTTGCTTTTGCCTGTCAATTTTTTGGCAAACATCATAAATTCTATTAATCTAACTGTATACATATGTTGTACTGCAGCAGCGATATCAAACTTGTCTTGTTCTGTTATTGGATATGGCCAATCAATTATTCCTCTATGAAAGTTATATTTCTGTTCTTTTCTGCTTACAAAATAATCTTCAACATCTTTATAATATTTACGCCAGTCACCATATGCAGCCATTCCCATAAATATATATTCTTCTTCATTGGGTTTTAAGCCTACTAATTGTGTAAATGCTGAATAGAATAGTCCAAAACTAAAAGGGTAATTCTTTGCATAAACCCGCTTTAAATTGCTACCTTCGCCTACCCAAATTGTGGAGGTATTGTATTCACCAATAGCGTCTAATACAACAACTACTGCATCATCAAATTTACTTGTATAGTATCCTGCTGCTGCATGTGATTTGTGGTGGCTAAAAAATTCTCTTGGAACCCATTTTAGATCTGCTCTATTGAGATAATAAGGCTTACTTCCTCCAAAACCACCACGAGTTGCTATGCGTAGTTTCTTTAACCATCTGTTTTCATAGTATGCGATTTGATCAGGTTCTCCATAAGATAGTGCTTCATCTATAAGAGCGTCATTGGTGAACCAATCGTTCTTTTGCTTGCTAAATCTTTCTGCGTGGGCAGCAAATAATATGTTGCCATCTTCTATTAGTGTTACAGAAGCGTCATGTGTAGTTTCATTTATTCCAAGTATTTTCATTTATTTGCTTCTCCCAGAACTCTGCAATGTGTAAATGTTTATGTAATCCTGGATGAGGCCAATATGCTCCTGGCCCTTTTACTCTTCCATAGTCATATGCTATTTTGTGATAATCGTATGCGTAGTCAAAAATTTCAGGGTACTTATCTTGATACTCTTTATGGCATCCTGGCCAATCTATCATTGCATAATTAGGAGTTAACTCTTCCATAGTCTTAGACTCAGGACCTAATTCAAAATTGCTTGGAAATTCTTTTCTTGTAGTATCTGGAACATAGTGTCTAAAGTTGTCTTTTAGGAATTGTTCTTGTTCTGGTGTAAGTCCATTTGACCAACAAGACCAAATTAATTTAATATCAGCAGCCTCACAGAATGCTTCTAACATTTTTATGTGATCAAGATTCTGATAGTAAACCCATTCAAATGGTAATATTTCTTCATAATCCCATGGCATTTTAGCCTTAGTCTTTTTAGGCTTATGGTTAATGAACCATTCCTGCATTCCCTTGCCTTCACCATCAATAAAATATAATCTTTCAAAATTGGCAAAATGGGCTATGACTAAATCAGGCTTATATTGATATTGATGCATAGCACCCATAAAACTTGAGATTACCTTGTTAGCACTGGCTCCAGAATAGGCTATAGAAGCCACAGGAAGCCCTATAAGGCCACTAAGTAGTTGAGTCCATACCAGATCATTAGGCATACCCTGTCCAAGCGTTATAGAGCATCCTAAAGCCACTACAGAGGGTCTTGTAGAGAACTCTATGGACCTAATTCCATCACTATTCCAAATATAGTTATATTCAGGTCTTGGGATCTCAGCATGAGCAGCCAATATTGGAGTTACTTGTCTATAGTCTTTATTAGGATTATTTCTATCTATGCCATGATGAGGAATAATACGAGGACTAAATATGTCAAATAGCATTAGTAGATTACGCCATCCCGCTTGATTTTTCTGTATTTACGCCACATCATAAACTTATATTTAATTCGTTTTAACATTTTGATTCAGGCCACTCTCTCCACCACATTTTTCTACCCAATTCTAATGGATAGCCAATCCAGGAATATGGTTGTGCTTCTGCTTTTGGTGGATTATCAAAAAAATCCCAAGTCTCAATACCCTTTTGATTTCTATTTCTATGGATATAAGCACTATAAGTACTTCCTGATGTACCAACAAAATGCAATGCATCATGCATAACCAAATTACAAATTAATCCAAATACCACTTCATCTTGAAATGGAAGGGCCTTAAAATCTTCTTCAAAGTTATTTACGATATATTCGTCTAACAAAATAAATCTATGTTTATTATCTTGAACCATTTTATGGCTTGGTTCACATGTAGTTAAAACTATTGGCAAACTTCTATTTTGGAATATATCTAACCAGGATTCAAACATATCCTGTGTTGTCTCAAACATCTTAACATGATCTGATAATCTTAGATGCATTCCTTGAAAATCTCCAAGGGAAGCGGATATTTTCTTGGCTAAGTTAATATATTCTGGCTTAAATCTAACTGATGATATTACTTTATTTAGTTCTGGTGTTCTCTTATAAAAGAATCTTGAATACCAGCCTAATGTTAGTTTTATATGTAAGTCTTTATTTAATGGTAATCTTCCTCTACCTTCCGCAAATGCCACCTCATCTTCTGAGATTGTAGGTTCATTGCTATAGTAGAAATTATTCATTAAATCATCAATATGGCCTTGTTCTTGTTTAAATGTATCTATTTTCTCATTTATAAATATCAAGTCTGCATCAAAATCAAGTAGGTCTAATAGGTGTGGAAATTGCTCAGGATCTGTAAATCCTTCTCTTTGCTTATTATAGAATCTACTTGGTGTAAATATAGGAATCTTCTCTGTGTTATATAAAGTCTTATCAGCAGTATAAGTTGCATAATGAACAACAACAGGCCTATTCAGTTCATGAGATAGACCTGCTGCTAATTCAAGGCTCATTACTTGATTAATCAAGCCTGTAGGATTATATAACTGAAAGAAGAGATTTTTCATTTACATCATCTTTGGAGTATCGTCTACTGGCTTATCCTTACGAATATGTGTGTGTAGGTATTCTGGACCATGCTCAAAAATCCAATGATCAGGCTCACAATAGAAGAAAAATGCATTGCAAACTAAATTGGTTTCTGGATTTGGGAACTTCTCTCTCCAGTGGATTTGGTCATTTCCATACATAAATAGACCTTCATTTTCCTGCAAGGTATAAGGAATTTCTTCACCATTTACTTCTACCCATAAATCCCATGGATCCTTCTGGAATACGCATAGGTCAATATGATAGGTGCAGGCATTATCGTCTTTATGCTTCCAGAGTTTTGCCTCTTCGCCCTCGTAAATACTGAGCAAAGCCCAAGATGGCTTAAGAGTATCACTACCAAAATATTCTCTTGCAACATCAGTAAGTAGATGATGAATTCTATCTACCTCTGCATTGCCATGATATTGATGACGACCAAAACCAGGCTCATATGCAGGGCTATGAATCCATAAATTAAGAGCATGTTTTTGTAGATTCTTTAAGTCTTCTGGAGACAATAGATTCTTTACAATAAATGGATCTTTAACTGTTACTGGATATTTTTCTGACATATTACCACTTTCCTATTGGACATGTTGCGGATTTTAATTTTACTTTACCAGGCATAATGCAACCGCATTTCTTGCATTGTTTTGTTATTTTAATTAACTCTGGACAGGCTTTGCAAATTTCATATCTTGCTTCTGCCTCTTCATCTGATGCTCTTGGAACATCTGGATTTGCTAAATCCCATGGCCTGGTATCGCCAAGGTTTTTCTTCCATTGTTGCCAAGCAGATAATTTTTCGTTATTCTTCTGCTGGTCGCTCAAGTTTACCACCGATGTATTTCCAGCCAAAATAATCAATATCGTCTAAGCCATCCTGAGATGCTTCAACTTCAATTATTTCTGGATTAGAATTTAGACATGCAGCATGTGCAGCATTTCTTACAAACTTTGCAGATCCATCGCCTTCGTCTTCAAAGTAGATATTCATTCCTACTTCTCCATCAACGACAAATATAAATTTTCTCTTCATTATTCTCCTCTGTAGGTTTATATTGTATCATGATTCGCTTATTTTGTCTCTTAGCATGGTTCACAATATGTTCCATACCATACACCACCGCAAGGTACGCAACATGCTTGTAATGTACATCCATCAATAGAGCAATCACAGCAATTTGAGTATCCACATCGTGTTGGACCACCTGAAGCAGGTGTACAACCAGCATCAGCACAAGATCCTGCTGTTGGTGTAGGTGTAGGTGCTGTAGGTGTAGGTGCTACAGGTGTAGGTGCTACAGGTACAGGAACTGGTACAGGAGTTGGCGCTACAGGTGTAGGCGCAACTGGCACTGGAACAGGTACTGGAGTAGGTGCTACTGGTGTAGGAGCCACAGGAACTGGTACAGGTACTGGAGTAGGAGCAACAGGTGTTGGTGCTACAGGTACAGGTACAGGAACTGGTGTAGGTGCCACTGGAGTAGGTGCTACTGGAGTTGGTGCTACAGGTACTGGTACTGGGACTGGTACTGGAGTAGGTGCAACTGGAACAGGCACTGGTACTGGGATAGGAGTAGGAGCCACTGGTACAGGCGTAGGTGCCACAGGCACAGGAACTGGCACTGGTACAGGTGTAGGTGTTGGTGCAGCAACTACTCTTAGATGTACACCAATACCACTTGGAAAACGCTGTAATGGACTCACTGTTACTCCCTTTTAATTATTAAGCAAACTTATTTTGTGATGCAAGAACAGTAAAAGCACCTGCTCCTGTTTTTCTAATTGTGTAAACATAAACATCATTTGAGTTTATATTTCCTGAAGAAGGTGCTGTTCCACCTAACCACTTGATGTATGTTGGTGCAGATCCATCAATAGTAAATGCTGTTGGATAGTATGCAGGAGAACCTTGTGCTGACTCAAACACAACAGTTATCTGTTCTCCTGTAGACATGATTGAGTTAAGAGTTGTTGTATTATTTCCACGAACATTTAGTGTCCAGTTACCTGAAGCATTTGTTGTATAGATTAGCACAGTAGATGTAGACACATCAAGATTTACAGTACCTGTTGCTGCCGTTGCAGAAATGGTCGCTGTTTCTTTTGGTGATGTAAGGGTTGGGTTGGTTGATAGAGACACTGTTGGTATTGGGCCTGAGCCGTTTGTGACGGTAATTCCAGGACCAGCATTGATAGCAGTCAAGTCTCCACCAGTTGATAGAGTAACCCATAAAGTGCCATTATAGAAAGTTACGGAATCAGTATCAGCAAGGTAGGCGAACATGCCTTCTTGCACAACACCTGCTGTTAGGGCTGCGTCTCTTGCTGTAGCATCAGCGAAGTACATGATTGTCTGATTTTGCAGGTTGTACTGAACCTGTGCTGCGGTTAGAACATCGCCTGTGTTAAAGGTCTTGTAACCAGCGTTTGGACTGCCTGTAGGCATTGTTTTCTCCTTATGTTAGTATGATAATGCATTCGTATCCAAGACTCCCTGATTTGATGAGTCAAGGATAAATGCTTGAATAATAGGTTCTTGTGTAAAGAATTTAGTAGTCCAACTACTTGGAGTTATGTCATGTTGTACACCCTGTACGAACAATTCTCTCTCAATAGTAGAACCACCAGGCATTGATTTTATTATATAAACAAGACGATAAATATCTGTTGTCAATCCAGCAACATTTAGATTATTATCATCAGTGCTTAATGTTAATGTCATAGAATCAATTCTAAGTTGTGCATTTTTTCTTGATGCAACCAAAGTTCTTGCCTGGTCATTTGCTTCTGTGTCTGTTTGTACTAATATATCTGTTCTTTGACCTGATTTATAAAAATATGTATCTACGCTATCTTGATCAATAATAATTTGAGGCACTCCGCCAAGTCTGGTAACTGTAACATCGTTTAGAATGAGTTGATCGTCATATGCTGTATCTAAATTAATATATGGAAGGACTGTTGCTGTTCCAACTGGAACATCAGAAAATATACGAGTTCCAACATCTGCTAACTCAGATACATCTGTTCTATCCAAAAATCTTGCTACACCTGAAGGCTGAATATAAAATGCACCAAACTCTGACTGTTCTATTGTCTGCAATGCCTGTAACACTGATCTATTTCCACCTGGATCTGCCTGCATTGTAGAATCACCAGTATCAATATTTCTCATTGAATTTGGCCAATCAGCATAATCTAATATTGCATTAATTCTGGCACCTGATAATTGACCTGCAGGAGTTCCTGGAATTGGCGGTATATCAGTAGAAACATTTGCCAATAGACGGAATCCATCTGCACATTGCAATGTTACTGTAGCAGTTTCATTTGTTCCTTGGTAAAATCCTGTGTCGTATGAAGTAATATATCCTGAGAATATATAAAATCTTTGTATTACTCCATCGCCTCTGTCTTGATCTGCCCAAATTCTTATCTTTCTTAATGGTAATAATTTGCCATAATATGGTGATGATGTATTCTGTGGATTAAAATCTGAGTTAGGATCATTTAACACTACCGTCGCAGTTCCAGCCTCAAAGTTAGAAAGAATACGGTTACGGCCTCTACGAGTAGAGCATTTCATTACCATGTTAGTAATATCAACAATATCAGCAGGAACATCTCCCAAGATATTTGTATCTAAAATACCAAAATTTGGGTCATTGAGTAGCAATGGATATCCAAAAGATGCTCCATTTGCAAAATCAATCTCTACGCCTAATGTTGGTTTAGCCATTTTATATCGCCTGCAATGTTATTTGATTACCGTTATACTGTGCTGACAAAAGACCATTTCTGACTGTTTGAACCAAGTCTTGTTCTGCTGTTACAGATCCAGCAACATTTACAGTAACATTAATTGGTCCACCTGCCATTAGGTTTCCACCACTTGTTAGGCCTGATGCAGTATTAAGAGTTGAAGATTGGAATCTAAATCTCTCATCATAATCTCTTTCTGCAACTGTTGCTCTAAATTCAGCCATGGATTTTTCTTCTGCCATGCGGAAAGAACCAGCATCAAAATTACCTTGAACTACATTAGGGATTATTCCCTTTGCAATTAGTTTATCTCTTTCATCTACCTGAGAAATTTTTGTAAATAATGAGTCTGCTTCTTTTAGAGCATCTATCTGTTCTTTGAGTTTAAATCCAAGAGCAGATCCAGAACCTACTTCAGCCTTCATTGCTGTTAACCTTGCAATTTCTGCTGCAGTCTTATTTGCTGCTGCTAATGCTTCTTCAGATTCCGCCAAAACCTTTGCTGCATCTGCTGCTGCGGCTGCGGCGGCTGCTGCTGCATCTGCTGCTGCCTTATCTGCTGCTGATGTGTCAGGAGTTACAGGAGGCTTGCCAGTTATGATTGCTCCTGTGCCAGCCTTTAGAAGATCTAAATATCTCTGTAGGGCTGCTGTAGCACTTAGCCATCCAATTTCTGCTGCCTTGGCAGGATCAATCAGGGTACCTGAATAAGAAACTGGAGAACCAATCTTCTTAATATATTCAACTACTTGGTCTGTGCTAAGTTTCCACTTCTCTTGTAGTTTAATAATTTCAGCATCAGTTAATTTACCATCATTGACTACACCAACAAAATCAGCATATAGTCTGACTTGCTCTTCAGTCAGTTTCCACTTAGACTTTAATTTCTCAATTTCAGAATCGCTGAGAATTCCATCATTTAGCGCTTGGTAGAAATCAAGATATTGTGCTGCTTGGGCTTGAGTGCTTCCCCAAGACATAGCCAACTGAATAATCTCATCATCAGTAATAACAGCATCTTGAATAGCAAATAGTGTTTCTATGTATGTTTCTGCAGCCTCTGTGCTGACTCCCCACTTAGCAGCAAGTGTTGCTATGTCCTTAGTGCTAATCTCATTATCTGCTAATGCTACAAGAATATCAGCATATCTTGTTGCTAATTCATTTCTGACCTTCTGCAACAATACTTCTTCTTTTAAATCCTTAAGTCTTTGAGCATCGTAAGCATTTACTTTTTCTTGTCTCTTTAACAATGCTTCTGCTGCATTAATTGCAACTAATTTTTCTTCTTCAGCAGATAATAATTTGACTCCATAGGAAGCAGCAATACGAGCATTTATCTTATTGTAATTTGCTTCAAGTTTTGCTCTTCTTGCAGCCTCTGCTGCTGCTTTCTTTTGTGCTGCAGCGTTTTTTGCAAGTTCTTGGGCTGCTATCTTATCTTTGTTGGCCTTTTCTGTAGCAATAGCAATTTGTTCATATCCAGCAAGAATTGCCTTTTGCTGATCTTTTGCAATTTGTGCAGAACTTACTTTTGCTACCTTAGCATCTTTTTCTCTTGCTCCAGTTACTAATTTAATAGCACCAGCAATTGCTCCTACAGCAGTAGCAAGAATGACTGCTCCTCTTACATAAGGATTGAGCATCATGAATAGATCAAGAACACCCTTAAGGGCAGTAATAAAGCCACCTGCTCTAAATGCACCTGAAACAAGAGATACTGCTGCACCAAGACCTTGGAATGCTTTAATTAATGGAACAAATGATATTTTTCCAAGAACACCAGTTATTACTTTAAATGTTCCAAGTAATATCTTACCTTGCATAACTATATAGTTTGCAAAAGGAATGGCTCCAAGAATAGCAACAATTTCTTTATATTTTTCAATAAATACTGTTAACCTTACAAGATTTTCAACAATACTTGCTATGGTTGATAATACAACCTTAAAACTGTTCTTTAGGTTATCCTCATTTAATTTAATCCACTCTTGGGTTTTAGGGATAACTGTTGAAATTAAGTAATTGGCATAATCTTTAACTACTGGTAATAATACATAGCCTAATTGCTCTGCTACTTCTCCAAATTGAATTCTTAATGCTGTAAATGGGTCCTGTTTTGCTACCGCCTCAGCAGCGCCATTATAGTCTTTTTCAAGTTCTTCAAGCATTTTGGCAAAGTTGCCAGACTTAATTGTTGCCTTATCAAGTTGAGGAAACATCTTTCCAAGGGCAGTAAAGTTACCCTGGCTGGCCTTAGCCATTGCATTTGTGACTGCAGCCAAATCTTTTCCACTGCCTGCTGCTGCATCAAGAGCACGAGTTTGTAAATATTGTGCTAATGTAACATCACCAGTTGCTGTAACAAGTGCATTTAGGCTTGATCTTAAATCTGAGTCAGCAACATTTGTAAGGGTCTGTTGCTTTGTAATATATTCTTCTACTGCTGCTATTTGCTCATTAGTTGCACCAGTAACATTTCGTAGGCTGTTTGCAAGCATTGTTGCAGACTTTGCATCTTCAATTGCTGCATTTACTGCATCTTTACCTATCTTAAATGCAAACGCAGTCGCTGCTGCTGCAGCAACGGCATAAGACTTAACAATTCTGCCACTCCAAGCATCAATTTGCTTACCAAGTTTGGCAATGTCTTTTTGAGCAGCCTTAGAACCTTTATCTGAATATTGAGAAATAATTCTGGCAATTACTGCACCTGTGGCCATGTTATGAACTCCTTCTCATATTTAAATTCTTTTGTAATTTTGCTTTAGCATCTTCTAAGGCTCTTGCAACATTTGTCTGGATCTTGTCTTTATTTTTATCTACTGATCTCCAGACCAAACGAGAAGCATTTCCTTCTTTATTTTCAATATTGCTAATAAATCCATTTTTACCAGCAGATCTATTTTCTCTACCTGATAATTCATAGATAACACCTGCTGCAGATCTATTCTTTAATGCACCAGCAGAAGTTGTATAGTCTTTTCTTACTTTACCCTCTGCTTTTGACACGCTAATGCCTTGTCTAATTATTGATTGATCCCAGGCAGGCCATCCAGCACCACCACGAGAGCGAGGATTGCGAGCAGGCTGAGTATTCCAGCCACTGAGTGGAGGAGTTGCTTTGACAAAGCCTTGTGCATCTTTTTTAGCATTACGCAATTCAGAATTAACAACTTTGTTAAATTCTTTAACTGCATCCTTGTCAAAGTTCTGCAATGCCTTAACTGTTTCTTTAATACCAGTTAGAACTATTGCATCTTTACTCATTTCCTGCTCGCATTCTTAGATCGCTCCTTGAGATATATAACTATTGCTTCAAGTATACCGTCAGGTGCCTCAAGCAAATCGTTTGGAGATATTCCTGTCTCCACAGAAACCATTGCTACCGTATAGGTTAGGCTGTTTCTGTGGATTCGGAATTTGGGTCAGTCTCTAACTCCACACTGTTTAGTGTGTCAAGAAATGCCTCTCCAAAAGGCTTTACAACCTTGCCAGCGTCTTTCATTGCAGCCCAAGCCAAGAAATAGATATGCTCTAATTTCTGATCTTCAGTTAGCAATTTAGCAAATCCTTTATTGAATTTGTTTTCAAACGCAACAAGTGTCTTTGGACGCAATGAATATGTTCCATCATTTGTTCCATCAACTGTTGATACCTTTATTTTTAGTCCATCCATCATGATCCCCTTTTTGAGATTTTAGTTATTAAGGAGTAATATCCTTAGTTATTGCTCCAGAAATAGGCCAATTCACAGTAACAGTACTTAGGCCTCCTACCTCAGCATTGAGAGGAGTCCATTCAGTAATTAATGCTTCAAAAGTATATTCTGGATTTGATGCAGATATTGCCGTATTTAATGGCCTTACTGCAACTGATACTTTGGTTCCAACACGAGATTGACTTGTTCCTGGTTTCCCATTAAAAAACTCTTCAATAGAGTTATTTCCAAAATCTTGCTGGAACTCAAAAGATACTGAGTTAGTTCCAACTCCTGCTATGACTTCCTTGTAAATGGTACCCTCTTTAACAGGAGTCACATCAAGAATATCATGAACAGTAGACAAAGTTATATTTGAGATATGATCACTAAAATCATTAGTGCCCTCAAATACTACATAAGCGTCTGTTAGAACTATTTTAGCCATATTACGGAGTTACATCCTTTGTAATATCGCCTGAGATTGGCCATGTAACAGATGCAGTTGCGAGTTCGCCTACTGCTCCATTTAGTGGTGTCCACTCTGTGACAAGAGCCTGGAATTGATACTCTGGATTGTCAGCAGCAATTATTCCGCTTGTTGGCTTAATGTTGATTGAAGCCAATGTTCCAATTAATGGATAGATTGTTGCTTCTACTTCAGTAGCAGAGAAATCCTGGTGGAAGTCAAGAGTAACTGAGTTATCCTTTAGTCCTCCAATACGAGTTCTTGAGTCTTGTCCAAAAGCAGTTGTTTCAACTGCGTCAGCAGATGTTGAGATGGTAACAGATGCAATGTGGTCAGAAAGATTCACGCTTGCAATAGTAACATCAACATCAGTAAGTACTATACGAGCCATTGTTATTTATCTCCTTCATAGGTTAGATTAATTTCATCTGATACCTCAAATGCTGCTTCCTCAACTACTGGAAATTCGTCAAATTTTGGTTCAAATGTTTCTTTTGTTTTTGGTGTCTTTCCTGCTTCTTTGATATGACCAGCAGCAAGTAGAAATTCAACATTTCCTCCTGCACTAATTATATCAGATTCGGTAAGTCTTTCACCATTGACCTTACCGCAAACTTTTTTGTTTGATACTACTTCATATTGCATTATATTCTCCTTATCCCCAGATTGTTACATTGTAACGATATGATAAAAATTCTTGATCTCCAGTGTTATATGTACCACTTTCAGCACTTATAACCCTTAGAGTATTCACTAATCCGCCCAATGATCTGTCTGATTCTAAGGCAGTTTTAATTGATTTATTTCCTGTACCAGCCAAGAGTTCATCAAGTTTGTCTTGTCCTGCTCTTTCAGATATTCTCTGAACAATCACAAAGATATCTACAGATGCCTGGTCTAAACCTCTGGCATTATCAATATCAAATGTGAAATCTAATTGACCAACAATGGCGCATGGAGGAACTACAACATCAGGAATCTTGTCATAGACACGCATACCTGTAATTGTTTCCAAGTTCTTGCCTAATGCTTTTCTAACTCCGCTTATATTTATCATTAGTAGGCAAGTCCCTTATTTCTTCTAAATGTCTTTAATAGCATCTCTACATCTGGATCAAGACGAGAATTAAGTCTAACTGTTCCTAATTCTACAGATCCTGCAATTCCAAATGGAGATTGCTTTCTAATAAATAATCTTGCTGCTTGTAATTTGCAGGCTAACTCTACTTCATATGGCACTTCTGGGAATCCAAAAATACCTGTAACTCTTACTGTCTGTGGAAAGAAATAAGGAAATACATATGAACCAATTGCTAATATTCTTGTATATGGCCATCCTTTTTGTGGATTATTTACAGGCTCATACATTACATCCAAAGGTGGTGTTGTAGTATTCCAAATTTGATCATATGACTGTTCAAAAGAAGGATCACATGCCAATTCTGTTATTTGAACAATATCGTCTGTTTCTATATACCATGGACTTACAGGAGTATAGTATCTTACAGCAGGTGCTGCTAATGTGCCTTCTTGATAGAAAAATCTCTGGCAGTATTCGTCAATCATACGACTTGCAGCAAAGATGGCTGCTTGAATTTCAGCATCATCAATACTGTCTTCAATCTGTAGGCTATTTCTTACATCAGCCAAAGTCGTATAGACATTATTAGGTTGACTCATTTGCTCCTCTTCTCCAATTTAGGCAACATTGCTTTTTCCATTTTAGGTGTAGCAGTTGCTGTTTCTTTTTTCTTTTTTAAAATCTTTAATAGTTTCATATTACTCCTAAGAAGGAGCAGGCTATGTCGGGGATCATAACCTGCCCTTCCCTTAGATTGCTCTAAGTATTGCAACAAGGTTAGGTTTCAAGGCCTAACCCTGTGCAAATTTAACTTAGAATGTTGGTGCTACTAAGCCAGTTCCAGCAATCTTAGATGCTGCTGCAGGATAACGACCAGCAGAGAATGCTGAGTATCCATAGACTACAGACTTAACTGTAAGTGAACCTGCTCCAGTTGCATCAAATGACAACGCAAATGGTGATCCTGCTTGCTCCCATAGGTGCAATTCAGGTGCAGTTACGCAGTAGATTTCATCCTGATCATAACCTGCTCCGCCATCTGTTAGAACATTAGCGTCAGTTACGATTGGAAGACCCATCAATGTGTAACCTGAGTTACCATATGCAGTTGCTCCTGCACCAGTTGCCCATGAGTTCATTGGACCATTTGCAGTAGGAACTACAAGTGGACGCTTTGAAGAGTCAACTGCTGCGAGTAGGTATGCAAGACGGCGTGGGTGCATGATCCAGTGTGTTGGATTCATGAATACGCCAGTCTGAATTTGCTGATATGCATCAGCCAACTTTGGCCATAGATCTTCAATTGAAGGTGCCGCAGATGTGTAAGTTACTGTGTTGATTCCTGGCTGATTTGTTAGACCAAGAATTTGTCCTGATAGACCAGTACCATTTAGGATTTGGTTATCAAGTTTTGTGTGATAAGCACGGATTAGATCCTGTACTACGAATGCATCAACACCTGTACCACGCTCAATGACCTGCTTTGATAGATCTTGCTGACCTGCGATTGTACGCACATCAATAGTCAAGAGTGTATCATCAGCGTTTGTCTCAGAAACTGGTGAGTTTTCAGAAGCCTGAACATCAGCAGAAGTTCCTGTAGTCATGCGTGAGATATTGATTGTCATACCTGCTGCTGGTAGTGTGTGCTTGCTTGTAGCAAAATCAGCAGTTGGGCGACCTGCACGAGCATATGGTGCTGCGAGATCTACAAGGTACTGTGGAATTACGAGGCCTGAGAAGTTAGCAGTGCCAACATCACGACGCTCTACAGACTCTTCCTTCATGTGACGAGATAGACGCTCTTGTGCAGAGAAGTCACCCTTGAACTGTGCATTGTAAGCATCAGCAATGAATGAAGCACCAGATTCTGGTGTATATGTACGGGCTTCGCTAACAATCTTTGTTGTAGCGGTTGTCTTTGGCAAAGCAACATCTGCTACTGCTGCACGAACTTCTGCAACCTTAGCATCAGCATCAGCCTGTGCCTTGAACTTTTCAATCTTTGAATCCAATGAGCGTGATTCCTCAACAAGGGCATCTACCTTTGCTGACTCATCATTTGTAAGGTCTGTGCGGTTCTCTGCTGCAACTGCTTCAAGAACTGCATCCATTTCTGCCTTAACTGCATCACGGCGTTCAATCAACTTGTCTAAATAAGACATTGTATTGTTCTCCTTTTATGAGTTATTTGTTTATTGAGGTGGTGGCAATGGATCTCACGACGCTTACAAGGGTGTGAGTTTTGCTCCGACTTCGCCCTATTATTTCTAATAGGAAATTTATAGTGTGTTTCTCTTGGCTTGTGCTAAGCGTAGAGACATTGATCTTCCTGTTGGAAGTAATTGAGTAGTTGGAATTTCTCCAAGTACTTGAGATCCTTCTCCAGGAATATCTGCAATTATTGTAGTGACTGATGAATCTTCCATTTCTGTTTCATCATCTTCAACATCTGTATATGGAGAATTCTCTTCTTCAACTTCTGCTCCATTATTACCAAGTAATGTACCCATAACTTCAACAGCCTTCATGATATATTCATGACCTTCTGCTAAGTCTCCAAATACACTTTCTAATACTAATAGTGAGTCTCCACTTACTTCTCTGCCCTCTTTTATTTCCAGGATAGCCCTCTTTAGTGCTTCTCTGGCTTCTACTGAGGTTGCTGGGTATGCAGGATATGTGACGATTGATACATCTCCATCAGCAAGGCTGACTTCTGTAAGCATTCTTTCTGTGCGGTCATCATTCCATTTCTGACGAATTACTCTAAATGCAAACGACATTTGATCAACATCACCACGAGCAACAAGAGTATATAGATCTCTTGCTTCTTGTGTATCTGCCAATTCTGCTTCAAAATAAAGACCCTTTGCATCTTCGTATAGTCTCATTGTCCCATTCTTAGTTCTTGCCAAAGGCAATCCTTCATGGTTAATAAGTAGACGAACATCTGGTGTCTCTGTTAGAGTCTTTCTGAATGCACCTGGTGCAATCTTCTCTATAAATGGTAGTGGCAAGGATGGCTCATTAAATACCGCAGCATAGCCTGCCATACGCAGTGTACCGTCTTCTGCCCTTGTTTCTATGTTCCTTACTGTGAAGGTACGGCGTTCTGTCTTTTTCATTTTGCTCCTTGCTTTACTTTCTTCATTGTTTAATGAATCAATTTGGCGTTGTGCCCAGTTTTGTGCGGCATCATCAAAGTTTGAATTGCCTCCCCAAAGTAACCATGCAACTAATCCAGCACCTGGATATTCTGGATTTCCAGGATCATTATTTTTAGGTGCTTGACCATCTGCTTTATGTCTGGCGAACCATGGAGCCATTTTGCGTACCTTATTTTCAGATATGCGGCCTGCTGCCATTTCTCTCGCCTCACGCTTTGTAGCATCTGTTAGACCATCTCCGCCAAAACCTTCAGCCAAATAGTCTAAACCTTTTTGTGCATTTTTTCTAATAAATTGTGGAATTGTTCCTACTTGTCTTACTTCTCCAAGAGGTTCCATATCTTCTGCTATAGATATTGCTACCATTTGATCAATAGCATCTTGCTTATTGTCATGGCATTTGAGAGTAGTATATGAGCCATCAG